CAAAATAGATAGAATACAGCATTATGGTGGTGAAAGAAAGCTTATGAACGGGTTTAACTACATTGTAGATGGTGATGAGGTTATTCCTATTAATATTTATATGGGTGTTGATTTAGCAGCAACAGCTACAGAAACCTCAGACTTTCAAGTTATATTGGTTATGGGTATAGATTCTAAAAGTAATCGGTATATTTTAGAATATTTTAGAGAACGTATCCCTACTTTTGATGTCCCCGCTAAGATTATAGAGCTGGCAAAGAAATATAGTCCTGTAAGACGAGTAACCATTGAAACCGTAGCTGCTCAAGAAATGGTTAGAGATATGGTAACTCGTATGAGTGCTAACGAGAAAAGACTGATGCCGGGACTATTTAAGGGTGTTAAGCCTCCAAATAGAATAAAGAAGCAAGATAGGCTCGAAACAACCCTTGGCCCTATTGTTAATTCTAAAAAGTTATTTATTAAAAGAGAGATGACAGAGATAGTCGATGAGTTCTTTGAGCATCCTAAACCTCGGAACGATGATATTATGGATGCCTTGTACTATGCAGACTACTTTGCTAGAGCGCCTAAGTCACAAGCAACAAGTAAAGAAGGCTTTGCTAATGATAAGCGTAAAAACAAACTCTTACCTAATCTGCGTAAATACAACTGGATAACAGGGGCTAGAGAATAATTATTTATTTCTTTGTTTATTGTTTTTATTCTCCTTATATTTAAATGCTGTGGAGTGTAACTTCACATACCTGTCTATAAACCTTTTAAATAAAAGCTATTAATCCACATACTATATGGCTAAACAAAAAAGCAGGTTTCCTAGCTACGGCTTAGTTAGGGGGCCATCACACGAAAGAGGCGGAGTCGCTGGCATGGTTGCTGGTGAACAGCCCGTTGAATTAGAGGGCGGCGAATGGATAATACCCAAAGAAGCTGTCCCTGATTACCTACCCGTTTTAAAACAAATCACTAATGAAGGTCGTGCCATGCAGCAAATGCAGAATGGTAATTCGGCTATGGATGCTTTAATTGCGTCCGCTACTATGGAAGCTGGTATTTCAGAGCCTAAGACCCCTATGTTTATGGGTGGTGGCATGACGGATGAGTATGAAGGTGGTGGTCAACTTCATAGTCGCAGAATGTATAATCAAAAAGATAAAAAGAAATATGGCTACGAAATGGGTGGCATGATGCCTGAGTATCAAGATGGTGGACAGGTTCAAAGAAAAACATTAAGAGGTTCTCGTAGAATATCTAGTGATTTACAAAATATAGATGGCAAGTTTCAAGCACAGTCTATTTTTGGTATTCCAGCTGACCAAGTTGGTGGTGAAGAAGGCTTAAGATATTATTTGTCAGACCCAAGGATATCTTCAAATATGTCTATGGCTATGAGTAAGGCAGCTTTTGACGCTAGAAATAAAATGGCTTTTTCTCCTGAAGACTCATTACCAGCTGCATTAGTAGAAGGTTATTTTGACCAATTAGAATCACCGTCTCCATTAGAAAATGTTAAGAAAAAAGGTTTTGGTTTTTTAAATAAGCTTCTTGGAAAAAACAAAGAACAAGGCGGCAAAATAGATGAGTATCAAGATGGTGGTGAAATACCTATTAGAAGAAAAAACCAACCTATGGGAGAGAGTGATAAAAAAATTGGCGAAATACTTTCTGCTTTATTAAAGTACAATCCAGTCAATATGACTGCTAAAACCCTTCAATATGCAAAGGATGAAGATTTATTAGGTCAAATGATGGGGAACTATCCTCCGTCTATAAAAGAGCAAACTGCTTTTGACCAAAGAAATAAAGAAATAAAAGAGAGATGGGGAAATCCAACATTACCCGGACAGATGCAGCCTCGTAAGCAGCAAGAGATTCGCAATCCACAAATGTATGGGCCACCTGATAGTTTAATGGGGCCTGATACAACGGGTGAGGGTTTCCAGCAAATGTTAAATCAAATGATAATGAGAGACGTTAATCAAAGTATTAATCCTTTAACTGGCGATAGTCTTGATATTGAAGGGGATTCTTTAAAATTATTACAAAGAATGAAAAAGTCTAAAATACCTCGAGCTCGTCGTAAGATTATGCAGCAAGGTGGTAAGATAAATTACGATGTAATTGGATTAGAAAGTTTAGAGAATCGTTTTCCAAACTTTGATGCTCCTATGTCTAATCCTGAGTTTGAAGCAGCAATGCAATATGGTGAAAGAGGAATGGATTTACCTCAGGGTAGTCCTGAAGGCTCTTTTATGAGCAGCTTAGGTAAAGATAAGCGCGTTAGGCCTAGTGATAGTTATACAGTACAAAACGGTTTTATGTCTAAAAGAGAAATACCAAAACTTTCTTCTGCTTATATGCAGTCAATGGGAATAGAAACACCACTCTCAAGAAGACAACGAAGTTTATTACAGCGAAAAGCAATCGCACCTCAAACATTAAATCCTCAAGTTCAAAGTTTGCTTGGTAGAGCCTTAGTTCAACGTTTAGCTAATGAGCCTTTATAATGGCATTAGATAAAGATAAACGCGCCGACCATAACCAAGACCTTTATCGTCGCTGGCGTGATGCTCGTTCCGATTGGGATACAGAAGCTAGATATGATGTAGATTTTTACCATGGCAATCATTTTAGCAAAGATGAAGTCGATGAACTTCAGTCTCGGAATCAAGCGGATGTACCCATGGATAGAATTGGGCCAGCTGTAGAAAAATTTAAAGCTGTATTAACTTCTAGAGCCCCTGCTTTTTTAAAGTCGCTTCTGTTTGGAGAACTATCATGGGATATGTATGGGGAAACTCTAATGGAGACTGGCAGCTAAAACAAGCTATCCATGATTATGCTACGACTGGAATGGGGTATTTATATTCTTATATAGACCCTGAATCAGATTTTGGTAGAGGTGATGTAAAGTTTACTTATGTTAATCCATTTAGAGTGTATGTCTCTCCAAATACTCGCAACCGATGGTTTGATGATGCTGAAGGAATTATCCTCTCTACTATTCTTTCAGGTGAACAAGTCATTAACCTCTACCCAGAATTAGGAGAACAAGACAATCCAGAAACAGGGGAAAAAGAGACAGGGATTATTCAAGACCTTGATACTTATTTAGAAGAAGACTACCCTGACTCAATGAATAATAACGGTAAAAAGATATTTACACCAGCAGAAGTTAAAGGTTTAGATTATTTTGAAAGAAATAAATATCAAATACTAGAACGGTTTTATAAAGTAAAAGTTAATTTCTATCGTGTGATTGATATGCAATCAGGTGAAGAAGTTATTTTTAGCGATGAAGAGTATGCAGAGTTTATTGAAAATAATAGAGAGCAAATAGAAGCAAGTCAATATCAAATCATACCAGTTAAGCAAACTAGAGTTAAAGTGTGTGCTTCTATTGGTCAAGTTGTATTGTATGAAACTATTTTAAATACAGACCATTACCCAATTGTTCCTATTCCTAATATTTTTACAGAGACACCTTATCCTAAATCAGATGTTTCTAGAGCTCGTCCAATGCAACGACTACTTAATAAGTTATGGTCGCTTGCTTTGTCTCACGCTCAGGCTTCTGGTGGATTAAAGTTATTAGTACCGCTAGGTAGTGTAGAAGACTTAGGTCAGTTAGAAAGAGACTGGGCTAACCCTAATGCAGTGATAGAAGTAGATAGTACTCAAGGTGAGCCACACTTCCCTGCACCACAACCATTAGCGGGTGAGTTTTATAAACTAATTCAACAGTGTGAGTTCTATATTGATTTTACATTTGGGTTACCAGAAATGATGCATGGCTTTGCAGAGAAAGCACCTGATACCGTTAAGGGTACGGAGCGTATGATATCACTAGGAACAGATAGACCTAAATCAAAATTAAGAGATATTGAGTTTAGTATTAATAGGTTAGGTCAAGTATTATATAATCTATCTAAAGGCCATTATACTTATAAAAAGATTTTTCGTTTAAATAGCGCAAACAACGATATAACTGAAGCTACAGTTAATTCATACGATGATAAGATAGGTACTATCTTAGATATTAAAAAAGAAAAACATAATTTAGCTCAACACGATATACGTATTGAACCGGGTTCTACATTGCCTACAAATAAATGGGCAGAGCTAGGTGTTTATATGGAAGCCTTTCAAATGGGTATAGTTGATAAAGTTGAAGTGTTAAAAAAGAACCCAGAAATATTTGATAAAGAAGCTATCCTTCGTAGAACTGATGAGAAAAACCAACTCATGCAACAAGTTCAAGCGATGAGTGAGCAAATAAAGAATTTGGAGGGAGACCTCCAGACTGCCCAAAGGGAGTCTGTTAGTGACAGGAAGCGAGTCGAGGTTGAGAAATTCAAGTCTCGATTAGCGGATGTTGCATCAGACGCCAAAGCTGACAGAAGAGTTCAGTTAAACAACCTGCAAACAAAGGTGAAGCTCGAAGCGGAGAAATTAGCAAATGTTAGAGCAGATGCTAGTTCCGCTCCAGAAAACTTCGGGACATCTTAAAGGAGATACTATGGACAATACACAGACAGAGGCCCAACCCGTAGCTGATGGCTTAGTTGATAATGGCCCAAATATAGTTAGTGAAGTAAGAGCCGAAACAGAAGGACAATATGGAGAGCCTATTGCTCAAGATGAGCAAGTAGACTTTTCAGCTCCTGAAGTTGAAGTACGACAAGAAACGATTCCAGAGGGAGAATGGGAAGTTGAAGCCCGTAAATTCCAGTCAATGTATGATAGAACCCAAGCGGAGAATGATAAGCTTAAAAGGCTTGAGCCATTGGGGGATTTGTTAGAATCACGACCTGACCTTGTTGACGTATTACAGAAGAACATAAACGGACAACCACAACAACAGCAAGCCCAGCAAGAACCCCAGCAAGGAATATCTGCTGAGGACTTTAACCCTTGGGAGGCTTTCCATAATTCAGAATCACCTTCATTTAAATTCCGCGTGAAACAAGACGTGGCTATGATGAACAATGTGGTGAATAATGCATTAGGTGAGCAAAAAAGACAGATGACGGAAGAGATAACATACAACAATACTGTGAATGAGCTACGTAACACTTATAAGTTTTCGGACAATGATGTTCAAGAGTTTATGGGTTTTGTTTCGCAGCCTAAAGAGCAAGTTGGCTTATCGAATCTGGTAAAGCTATATAGAGACGTTAATAAAA